ATAAAACTGTTTGTTTAAATTGTCAGCAAGAGCTGTATAAATCCAAGGTTGCGTGGAAACCTGCCCCTATTGTACCAGACTTTTAACTGCTGTATATAGATCATCAATACTACCGTTGTTGTCAATGACCGCATCAAACTCTGTGCCTACCCAGGCAGTTTCACTGATGTGTACACCAAGCTCTTTGAGTTTGGCCTGAGCTACTATATCACCTGTATTGGCTTTGCCTGCCATAATATACCAGCCGGGCAATTCTCCTCGTTTAACCCAGATGACTCTGCCGCCGGCCTGTTTAATGCTTTTAATTTCGTTAGGGAAACGACAATCGCTAATAACAATATTATCCCGGCTGGTACGCAGTTTGTTCTCTACACTAGCAATCCAAATATCGTCATGGAACCCTTTACGGCACACTTCCGTTCCCCAGAGCTGTAGTACTAGTCTAGGGGTCAAGTTGGGCATATTTAAACGGGTGGCCCACCAGGGATCTATTTGCTCACGCCATTCGCGGGCTTGTTTGGTGCGTCCTTCTAATAGCTCACGATCCCAGTTAAATACAGCCGCTACAGCATCTTTGAGAGTTCCGGCATAACTATCACGTCTAAACTCGTGGAAGTTAACCAAATAGTCAGCTATAGTGTCTTTACCGCTACCAATAAATCCGCAGATACCGATGATCATAAAAAATGCCCTTAGTTAGTAAGAGCATTATTACATAAATTGCTGGTTAAGTCAAATTATTTTTTGGATTTACGGTTAAGTGCAATCGGGCCAACCGAACGGTGCGGACTAACCTTGTGTACGTCAGCGGCTTCTTGGCTTCCGCGTGGGCTAATACGTTTGCTCGATACACCGTGGGCTTTTTCTGTAGCATCAATGATGGCTTCGCAAGCATCTGTGTAGGCAACTGTAACCAATGCCTGCCCAGCTGGACCTTCTAAATCGGGTGGGTGGTGGAACTCCGGGGCGCCGGCTAAGTTCACACCAAACTTGTAAGAATTATACGGGTCTGAACTTTGTAACTCTTTATGAATTTTCATACCAGGGGTTGCAGAAACCTGGTCCAAAGGCAATTTTGATTCAACAATAATTTCTGTAATTTTCATAGTAATACTTATCCCGTTACCCAAGTTAGTGGAACCGAGCCATCAATGTAGGTTTTTAATTCGTCTTCTAGCTTTTCCATTTCGGCCGTGGCTTCTTGCTTTAAAGCATCGCCATTCATTGTAGTGCCACCCTGTGGGCCGGCAATACTGCTAAATTTACTACGTGCTTCACCTACAATGCGTTTGGCAAAACTGTAAGCATATTCCTGTATCCAAGGAAACGCATAAGTGTCATTGAAAATCATTTGATCTGGTTTGACGTTGTATAACCAAAGCAATACAGACTCTTGCTGATCTAAGGGAGGGTTTATACCCTGGAAAGGCATCTTACGTATAATAGTAAGTTTCTTTGTTACTGGGTTAAATGTAAAGTTCATATAACCGCCAAACATCTTCATCGCTAGTTTCTGGTAGTCCACAAACAGTTCGTAGTTTACCAGGCCGCCAACACGACCGGCTACTAACATATAAGTGTTCAAGTAGCCAGAACTGAACGGTTCAAATTGACTTGCTGTTGTTCCTGTTACGCTACCAATACCCCGGCGATAAATTGCTCTAACGTTTTGTACTTCTTTAGGCAGTATGTATTCTTGTGTTTCCGGTAGAAGCTGTAAACTTGCGTAACTTTCTTCTACAGAATTTTGTCCTTTTTGGCGATACTTAATCAGTGCTTGATTGATTGCCATTTCATAGTGTTCTTTGTCTAATTCAACATCAACGATACCGTCGCCTAAGCGCATACGTATGTAGTCTGTAATTGCGGCTCTTTGGGCGTCGTTACTGCTTAAAACCGATCCATCAAAGGCGATATGTGGGCCACTTTGACTACCTGTGGCAGGGTTAAATAAACTCTTGGCTGTGAAGTTATTGTGTATATCAAAGCCGGGTTCAGCAGTTGGTGTGTTTGGATATGGGGTGGCCATTATTAGTTCCTATGTACAGTATTTATTACTGTACACAAGAACGTTATGCCGTTTTAAGTAGCACTACATCTGTGCTAATACGTCCATTGAGTTTAGTTTCAGTGGCTTTAATATCTTCCAGGAACTTGCGTAATTGGACTTTTGTAGCCTTGGCAAACTCCTTGAGCTTTTCTTCGGGCTTACGCAATGTTTTGCTGTTAGATTTAAAAGGATCAAATCCTTCGACACTGGTACCTTTAATACGCAATGGTCCTTGTAAACTATCAGCAACATACTTGCCCAGTTTACGAGTTTTAATATTAAACACCCAAAGCTCTTGGGCGCCAATGATATCAACTGGGTTCACACTTACAAGACGCAATATTTTATCTTCTTTGGCATACTTGAGTTTGCTAACTACTTTTTCCTTGCTAATAGACTTGGGCGCACGTACTTTTTTGGTGGCTTTCTTGACTCCACGATATTGTTGTATGTCGTTTAAGATTTGATCAAGGAAAGTAAAGAACCGTTTAAAGTCTGCGGCCTTCAGGTGGCTGTAGCCTTCAACCAATTGAGGATCTTGTTTTTCGTATGCGGCTTTGAGCTCGTCAAATCGTGCCTGATAAACTGCTTCGTATTTACTAAGCTGACTTTGCGGCACGTTGTTGGCAACTAAGAAATCATAACACTTAAACTGATACTTAGAATTCATTATAAACTCATCATAATGACCTTCAAGCTCGCCAATTGTATCTGCTGTCTTTTCGTTCATGCGGTCTTGAATAGTAGGAACGTATGCTTTAGGTTTGTCTGCTACTATTTCTTCAACTTCATCGGCTGTGCTAGTAATTGCTCGAGCAATACAACCTTTAATGTATTCAACGTGACGTCCACGGAATGGCATACCAACGCGATTTGCCATAATAAGACTACACGCTGTCATTTCAATCGCTTTATCTGGGCTACGCTGAAATGTTTTAATATCCCCGGCTGTAAATTTAAGCTCAGGTGTTTTCATCCACTCTATCACATACTTTTTACAATCTTTTTGGCTGTAATAGTAATTGTAGTAGTAAAAACTTTGACGCATAAAATGGTCAAATGTGGCATCATCAAATGCTGTGGCACGTTCGGTGTCCCAGACTGGCTCACCGCCTGTGTACTTTTCATCAACCATCAATGGGTTGCGTTGTGTTTTTGCCTTGGATTTAATTTTAATACCAGCTACTGTTGCCATTACTGTTCTCCGTTAAGTTCATTATGACGATTTCTTACTAAAGGCTTGTACGCAAATCTATTTCCATGTGCGTCATATAATGCCATGTGCTGTTGCCAGCCTATTGTGTCTCGTTCCATCCAAAACCAATCTAAGGCTTGTTTGTCTAAGTCGCCCCAAATGTTTTTTGCTTGGATGTTGTCAAACAATTCTTCTTCAGGTAGCAATAATAGCATACGAGCCATTAATGCCCAATCTGTATTGTAGTCAAAGCAGATAGTAACAACATCGTGTGGATTGTCGTAAAACTTTAACCATTCATTTAACTTTTTAGCAATGCCAAAATAGTTATCCACTACACGATTGTGATGTTTACCCAATAAAGGTATTACCACATCGCGCACAAATTGGCTACAGGCCTCTTGCCGGTACTGTGTACTTTCTGCGTAGAATTCCCTACCGTTTTCGTCAACTAATCCAATGGAGATCAAGTCGCACTCGGACTCAGGAAAATCTGTAAATTCTGTATCCAAAAATATCAACATAATCTATAGTATAGCATTTTGGGAATATTTAGTCAACCGCCTAAAAGTGTAGCAAATACAAGGTATTGCTCCAGGGTATTTATAGCCTCATCCAATTCCGCTACCAATTCTAACTTGCGTACTGTGTCCCGCCCTTTTCTACGACATATTACATCTTCTCGACTAATTTCGGTAATTATGTCTTTACAGCGGTGCCATAAACGCTTAAGATCTCGCTGGTGCTCTTGTTTACAAGTAATAATCTTAAAAAATAGCTCGTCTATACGGCGAATTGTATCTTCCATACTGGTATTATACATTAAAACCCTTAATGGGTCAAACCCATAAATACTACAATATAGGATTAGCTATGCCACGTTTAAGTCTTTGGAAAGACGGTGCCCACACAAATGATTATAAGTTTATGGATAGACGCATATCCGAAATGTTTACCATTGGTGGAACTGGTGTACTTTTAAACAAGTACCTAGGAACCGTTGAACAAACCGGTAGCACAGATGCTACTGTACCTGATTACATTAATCAAAGCGAAAAAAACATCCAAGATTTATTATGGGTAGAAAACCGCGATCGTAAGTATGACCACAATCTTTATAAAATGCGTGGCATCTATCAACGTGGCGATCAGGACTTTGACCTAAGCCAATTTGGCCTGTTCTTACAAACCGGAACTATCTTTATGGTATTCCATTTACGTGACATGGTTGATCAAATTGGTCGTAAACTAGTTGCCGGTGACGTACTAGAGTTACAACATTTAAAAGATTACGATGCCTTAGACCAAGATGTGCCCATTGCTCTAAAACGTTATTATGTAGTGGGTGATGCTAGTTTTGCTTCGGAGGGCTTTAGTCCAACTTGGTGGCCACATTTATGGCGAGTTAAACTTAATCCCTTAGTAGATAGTCAGGAGTACAAAGACATTCTTAATCAAATTGTGGCTGGTACGGCTAGTACTAAAACCAGTGACATTTTAAGTACTCTGAGTACGTACCAACATATTAACGATTCTATTGTTGTGCAAGCACAACTAGACGTTCCTAAGAGTGGTTACGATACTACGCCATATTATGACTCAGTTACAGATGTACAAGTTGGCAATCCAATTTTAGCCGACAACACAGATATAACAGTTGACTTTGAAGTTAGTGTTCGGGCGACTCCAACTCCAACACAAAAAGTAGAAGGTTACCTAACCGGCAACGGACAGGCGCCAAATGGAATTATTACCGGGTCAGGTATTAGCTTTCCTAACAATGCCGGTGAAGGGGATTATTTCTTACGCTTAGACTATTTGCCAAATCGTTTATTTAGATTTGATGGTATGCGTTGGAACAAGATAGAAGACAACGTTCGTACAAACTTAACTCCGGGCGCAGATAATAAGACACAACGTATGAGTTACGTAAATAATACTAGACAATATGTAGACAACAACGGAAATACATTTAACGAACGTCAACCGTTGAGTCAAGCACTAAGACCGAAAGCAGATAATTAATGGCGCCTGTACAGTTTTCATACGATAAGCAAATTCGCCGATTCGTTATACAATTTATTCGTATGCTATCAAACTTTCAAGTAGAGTTTGGTAATAATACCAACGGTACCCAACGTGCTTTACAAACTGTGCCTGTGTACTATGGCGATATTAGTCGCCAGGCGGCAATGATACTGCGCGGTAACAGCGAAAACACATTAAACTCTGTACCAGCAATGGCTGTCTACATCTCGGCATTGGACTACGAAAGAGATCGTGTACAAAATCCTTACTTTGAAGGTTCTCTTCGTGTGCGCGAACGCAAATACGATCACGCTACTCAAGATTACACAAATACTCAAGACGGATTATATACAGTTGAAAGAATGATGCCGGCTCCATACAAACTGTCAATGAAAGTTGATATTTGGACCAGTAATACAGAACAGAAACATCAGTTGATTGAACAGATACTGCCGCTGTTTAATCCCGGATTAGAAATACAAAGCACAGATAATTTTGTAGACTGGACAAGTCTAAGTGTAGTGCTATTAACAAACGTAAACTACACTAGTCGTGCGGTGCCAATGGGCGGTGACGAGAGCATCGACATTGCCACATTAAGTTTTGAATTACCAATTTGGCTAACCTTGCCTGCCAAGGTCAAGAAGATGGGAGTTGTTGCTCAAATTATTGCCAGTGTGTACGATGCCAACGGTGACTTAGATCCAGAGTTGATTGCAAAACTAGGTGGCTTAATGAGCAGACAAAGAGTTACTCCGCTTGATTATGAAATTGTATATGTTGGCAATACACTAACTTTATATAAGAGGGCTAGTGTAGTTGATGGTCAAATTCACGGTGATCTAGCAAGTTGGGCCGATGCTGTAAACATATTTGGGTCGTTGACAAATGGTATTAGCCAGATTAGATTAACATTTGATTACCCAGACGGTACACACGAAATAGCAGGCACAGTTGCTTATAACCCAACAGATCATACGCAATTATTGTTTACTGCTTTTCCAGAGACATTACCAGCAAATACGTTACCTCCTGTTAATGCTATCATTGACCCAAAAAATGTAACTGTGGACAGTAATATTTTAAATCCAGCAACAGGTACACGTTATCTAATTTTAAACCCAATTGGTGCTGTTGGTAGTGAAAGCGCATTAGCATGGGCCGGTACACCGGGCACAGAATTGCTTGCCAACGCAAACGACATCATTGAGTGGAATGGTAGTTACTGGACTGTGGCGTTTGACAGCCGTCGTGAAGCCAATTCCCAGTACATTTCAAATTTAAAAACAACCGTTCAATATCGATGGACTGGGGAGTCGTGGGTCAAGAGCTACGAAGGATTATATCCAGCCGGACGTTGGAGTTTAATTATCTAAATGGGCGAAACACATACTGAAGGGGTAGGGGCATTGGTATATGCTCGCGCTACTAATCGATATCTTTTCTTACTAAGAAATAAAAGTAAACACGCAGGGTCTTGGGGCATTGTTGGTGGTAAAATTGAACCCAAAGAAACAGTAACACAAGCCTTGACTAGAGAAATCCAAGAAGAAATTGGACAAGATTTTTCTAAACAAAAATTTATTCCATTGGAAACTTTTACAGCCGATAATAGAAAGTTTGTATATTATACATTCTTAGTTAACGTAGACAGCGAGTTTGTACCTGTACTTAACGATGAACATAGAGGATATTGTTGGGTTGAGATAAACGATCATCCAAGACCGTTACATCCTGGGCTATGGCGTAGTTTTAATTTTGATATTGTAAAGAAAAAAATTAAAGTTTTAGAATCAATATTAAATTAATTAATATCGGCTTCTAATACAAAATTTCTAAAATCAACTTGTCTAAAGTTTGTTTGTTTGGCAATTTCAGTTGGAACATACCAATTGGGTGTTGGCATTACGCTGACAAAATCAACGTCTTGATAAGTTTGAATCACTGAAAGTAAAGATAAATTCCAAAAGTTTTCTGAGTGTATTTCTGTACCAGCAGGATAGCCGTTGGTATCTTTATAGACATTGTTGACCGGGCCCGGCATATCATATCCGTCGTATCCAAGTAGAAACACTTTCTTGTGGCCATCAAAACAAGCAAGATACACAGCAAGAGAGCCGGCATCATAACTAACATTTTGCGGTATTAAATAAAATTTTTCTGAATATTGTGATAAATGTTGACCGTGAGCATAAACAATATGATCATCGCAAAATCCAGAATTGGCAATCTCTTCTACAATAGTATCACCCACTGCTACTAAGAAATCTGGTGTAAAATCTCTGTATAGGGCATTACATCCGTAACTTTGTAATCTATCGGCTCCAAACAGTCCGCCCTTGTGTCTTGCTATATGTGCGAGATCAAACTGCAATCTACTTTCGCCGTTGCCGATAGCAATGGCCTGACTAGTAGTATGTGTATTAAAAACTTGATTTGGTACTGCTTCAACTGAAGGTGTCCATTCACCGTTTTCATATCTTAGTTCGGTGATGACGTTCTCGCTAACATAATTTGAGCGATAAAGTTTTTTTAATTTTTGCATTATACTGAGAAGTAATTTTTCATTACACGAACAGTAGTATTAGCATTAGCGGCAATAAAACTTATTGTAGTATTACCACTAGCAATATTTGCTGCAACTGTACCTAAGTTACCACTTGTTCGCGTTACACCAAACGTACTAACTACAGGTGTTGTGCCGTCTTGTACCAACATCACTTCCATAGCTTGGTAAGTGCTACCATAACTAGCCTGTATCCAATATCTTGCGCTACGGTATTGTGATGTTGAGAATGTATCGAAAACAGTTAATGTATTTGCGCTACTGACAGCGACGTTTGCATTGTTGGCAATAATTGCGCCACCGTCTTGAATAACGTTGGCTGCATATACGTTACCAGTTTGAATAATTTGTGTTCCGTAGAATACTTGGCTGTTGGCGCCAAGTGCTACAGTTGTATTACCGTATGTAACTGTACCAGCCGCCCAACTTGGAGCATAACCAGCACCAGTGGACTGTAAGAACGTACCAGTTGCGCCAGCAGTAATAAACGATGTTACACCGGTATCAGACTGAATCATCAACTGACCAGCACTACCACCAGCAATGTTTTGAGCAGTAACAGCAGTTTGGGCTGTACCAATTGTTAACGTAGAACCGTTAACCCAAGTAGGAGCACCGGTACCACCAGAAACTAAAATCTGACCAGTTAAGCCAGCAAGTGTAAGTCCAGCACCGCTTGATGTTGAATACATCAACGCACCAGCTGTGGCAGTTAGCGAGCTACCAGTACCACCGTATGCCAAAGGTACAGCAGTACCGTTCCATACAGAACCGCTGGACAAGGTTTTGTTTAGTAATTGTTGGGCAGAAGCAGTATTAACAATAACAGCGCCGCCGCCAGCAGTTGAACCATCGTGTAAACGTAGGGTTTTTAGATCCGTATCAACTGTAAGTTCACCGACCGCACCGGTAAATGCGTTGTTCTGTGTCGTTGTTCCTCGTCTAAATTGTACTTGTGTTGACATTTATCTTCTTCCCTATAATACGTATTTATGCTTGTGCCTCGGACCAGAACAGGTTGACGTTTACGTTTACTGTACTATTTGACAGGTTTTTAACAACAACTGCTAAAACGTCTGGTCCGTCTGGGTAGTTACTATACCCGCCAATTGCGGAATTTGTTAATTCTTTAAGTTGTGACAAGTCAATTTCGCTAAATCCCGAAGGTTGCCCTAGTGTAGAGAAATTTTGTTCTCCCGGCTGAGCAGTTGTGCTAGTGGTAGTAGAAATTTGAGCAAATGATGGTTGTGATCCTAAACCTACAGTATTAACGTTAGTCCAGGTTAATTGGCTAGCATCAATGTTACTTGGATTTAAAATACCATACACCTGAACTGACTGGTCTGATTGTACCTGTAATTTTTGTAGCAATAACTGAGCACGGTTAATAAGGTCTCGATCACCGAACGCACCAGCAATAGAGTTACTAACTGATGGTGATAAACGCAAGAAAAATACCGACTTACTTTGTCCAGCTGTTAGTGTATTACCAACTGCCGCATAGTTAAAGTAGTATCCACGATCTTCGTCAAAGGCACCGTCCATAATGTAAC